TTTATTCATGCTTCCTCCCTTACTACCATGACTCTTTTGCCCAATCTGTATCGCTAATCTTTTTTTCGTATGGTTGGAAATCCCTAGTTTTGAAATTGTATTGGAACTTTGCCTCACCGATTTTACCATACAAGTCTTGTTCCCTTATTTTCCTTGTTATAACGCTAGTAGTGTTTTCGTCAAAATCTCTATGAATTGTTAATACTGCGTCAGCTTGGTTGTGCCAATGTGCTGCACCACTAATATCATAGGCAGTAGGCGGTAAATAGCCACCATCATTACTCTTAGGCAACTTGGTAGGGTGTGCGACCACCCATGTCACTATTTCGTATATCCTTGAAAATCTTTTACATAGTGAAATAAAATCTCTTATATGCTCATCTTCTCTAGCGTTTCCTGTGCGTTTTGCGTCAACTTCGTTATAAGGGTCAATGACTAAACCATTTATGCCATACTTGAAGATACTACTCTTAGCTATATCTAATATAGTATCTATAGTCGGCACACTATCTCTGGTTTCTATAAAATAGAAATGTTTATGTATAAACTTTAATGCTTTGTTTAAGTCATCTTTATCCATTCTGTTATCAAAGCCGATGTCAAAACCTTTCTGCGTAAACATTTGCGTTAATCTGCGTATGTGCATACTGGTTGAGTGTTCAGGCGAAAAGACTGCGAACTTCCAATCGTGATTGATAGCCAATTTAAGCAGTATTTGGTCTAGGAAAATACTTTTACCATGATTTGGTATGCCTGTTATCGTGTGGAATGTCCCAGTCATAATCTTATATATATCATCTAGACCTTTCATGCCTATTTCTATAGGTCTTTCATAATTCCCATCATAAAGGTCTTGTATCTGAGAATAATAGTCGTTAGCGGTATATAGACCATCTATTGGGTATGGTTCAGCTTCGTCTAGTATTCGTTTTAACTCTACCGCACCATGTATGTTTAGTATGTCGTTTGCATCTTTGCAGTCTTTCGGCATTCTAACAAACCAACAAACATCTTTACCGAACCTGTGTAGCAACTCTTTGTGTAATGCTTTTCCTGCAACATCGTTGTCAGTGAACAATATAATCTTCTTAGCATCTAAAGGGCAATTAGCTAATGCTTTGTATCTAGCATCGTTTTTGTTGAATTTAGCTTCTTTTGGTGCACCATTAGGCAATGTTGTAGCTTGGTAGCCTACTTCAGCAATACTCAATACATCCATCTCGCCTTCAGTGAATACCACCACTTCTTGTTTTGCTACATTTTTATAATTGTAAAGTATCTGTTCTGCACCTTGCGTTTGCCTGAACTCTTTGTTTTCGTTTCGGTATTTGATGTTGATTAATTCATTGTTCAAGTTGAAATACTGAAATCCATACCACCCTTTTTCATCAAAGATTTTGAATTCATCAACGATAGTATTAGTTATGCCACGCTTGTTGAAGTAATCATACATTCTTTGATTCTTGCTCAATTTCGGTGTTATAGGTTTTTGATATACAGGTTTCTTTGGCACATAATACCTATCTGTGTTTTTATAGTATGAGCCTTTCCAGTCGCAATGATGACAGAACCAAACTGTTCCTTCTTCATTGATGGTCACCGATAAAGGATTGTCTTTCATGTTGTGTGGTGGTTGACATTGTGGACACTTAACCTTTTGTGTTCCGTAGTCATATTTCTTCAATTTTATACCATGTTCTTCTGGTGTTTCTTGCTTCATTTTACTCTCCTGTTATCCTGCAAGCTGATTTGCTCCTTTGGTTTTATCTTCTTTAGGTCGTATTACATACCCATACTCATCAGTTATGAACCAATCAAGCCATCTCTCTTGGTTCAACCATGTTGTAGGGTGCGGTATAAATCTTACTTCTGTCGCTTTTTGACTTTCTGCAAATCTACCTGCACCATAAACAATCTTGTTGTAATGTTTTTCATCAAACTTGATAAACGATTTATAAGCCATCTTCTTTCCTAGCTTTCTTGGATATAAAGACCAAAACTCTAGAAACGCATCATTATATTTATCTTTAGTATTATCTTTAGTATTGGTGGGTTTCTCCACCCTCTCCTTCCACGCTTTTGCACCCTTGGGGGTTTCTACACCCTCACCTAACCGCAAATGGTATCTATTGCTAGTGTTTCCGCCATTTTCAGCTTTACGATGCTCTATGTATAGCAAACCCATTTGCTCAAATTCCTTTATGGCTCTTTGAACACCTTTGGTGTCGGCAAGTCCGACTATATCTGCTATGTGTCTGTAAGATGGATAGCAAGTGCCTTGTTCGTCAGCGTAATTGCCTAGTATTACTAATATAAATTTCTTTGTTGGTGTTAGTCCTTGTTGGTTTAGTGCTTGATTAAGACATTTTATAGACATAATTTAAGTATAACTCCTTACTCTATAAAGAAAACCCTTATCGGAATACTAGTTCCATTTATCATAAGTTTTCTCTACTCGGTTTGATTTATAGACCACGATTTCATTTGTTTCTTCGTCAAGAAACCGCACTTTCTTTTTTGTTTCATCGGTATAACCCAAGAATGCTCCAAAAATACATTTGTTCTTTACACGCAATCTTGTCATTCTACTCTCCATACTCGCCAAGCTACTGGTTCAGCATCATGCAATGTCCTTATAACCCATTTACCTGTGACTTCCTGTGTCTTGCTCATTGTGTATGCCCTAGTCCTAAAGCGCATAGCCTCATGCCTATTAGTAAAGGCGACACTATCGCCTACTTGCATTAACAAAATGGTTTTTCTTATGTTGTCCCACTTTTTGTTTTTGCCACCATGCTTTGAATAAGGCATTTCAATGTTATGCTCTATCTTCAATTTATCATCATTCATCTTCAATGTTCTCCCATTGTCTTGACTGGTTTTCGTTTTCTTCTGCCAAAGCTGAGTAATATCTGTTTTCTTTAACAGTTTCACTCGTTTGTGGTTCGTAATCATAAACATTCACATGACCAAGTATTGGCACAAAGCCAATCATCATGTCTTCAGTGTCTTTGATTAGCCAACCACCCATTCTTGAGGAAGATAACTCCCTACTAGGAATTTTATCGTAGTCCTCACCGAATTCTTTATTTGCGGTTTCTGTAAACCTTTGTATAGCTACTTCCCAAGTTTCTAATTTACGCATTGTTCTTTTCCTTGATTAGTTTCAACGCTACTTCTTTTGCTTGTTTCCATGTTTCGTATCTATCGTCCCAATCAACTCCATTACTATCGTCATAGTTATCTTTGTCATAGACTTCAATGACTAATTCGTCTTCAAACCAATCATCGTGATAGATATGAAGCCAATCATGTTTCTCACACAATTCTTTGCATACTTGTTTTGGGTGTTTACCTTTTTTGCGTTGGGTCATTGGCACACGCTCGGCTACCAATCGTTCATTGTCGTATTTCTTTTCATACTGTGCTATTGAACGCTCAACCTTTTTCATACTGTTATCAATACGCTTTAGATTAGACTGATACTGTTTTTGTTTTTTGAGCAAGTTAGCTTTTCGTAGTTTTAGCTGTTTATAGTTTTTAGCTACAACATTGACTTGCGTTTCTTTAGGCGAATCTTTTATTAGTAAATCTTCAACATTGTATTTACTCTTAATCAATTCAATTTGTTTGTCATCAAGTGGGTTAGTACGATATTGGTTATGTTCATATCCGTAGCTATGCATTAGTTCGTGGGCAAACAACTGGCTTATTTCCTCAATGCTCAATTTATTACTCATTGATAAGAACATATCCCAACCAGTTCCAAAAACTTTTCCAAGATAGGCACGACCACTATACCCAAAAGACTTAGACCTTATTTCTACTTTAAGTGTTTTCCATTGCGGTAGTCGTCCTTCAGCTTTTGACATTAAAGCATGGATATAACAGTAAAGTGATTTCAGTTTTTTGGTTTCAAAGCCAGAGGTATTTTTTATTATCTTCATTTTATACTCCTAAAGAAGTGCGCTTACGCACACCTCTTTTTTAGTTCTTCTTCAACACGAAACAACAAGAACATATCGCCTTTATCGGTAGCACCTTTAAGAGCGATGCTTACTAGAGTGTCAATAAGTTCTTCGGTAGTTTTTTCAGCTATTGGGGTTTCACCTAAAGCGTAGAGATTCATTGTTTTCATTTTATTTCCTTCAATTTATTATTTATTACAAGACATATCATAACATATTTTTGATCTAAAAACAACCCTTTTCGGAATAACTATTACAGTATTCTTTATCTTCTTTTAGTATTTTTTTGAAATGAGCTTTACATTCGGTTTGTGTTAAGTTTTTTGCAAACTTTTCAACATGCACAACCTCGTGAGCGTTATCACGAACATTTATTCGCATTTCGGTAGAAGAACTGAAAGCGTAGTAGCTAACAACCACAGGCACATTGCTCATTAATTTTTGACTGACTTCAACTGGATAACATTGTGTGTAGATTAATTTTTTCATTTTAACTCCTTCAATTTACAGATTAAGCATAACCTAAATATATGCAAAAAGAAAACCCTGTTCGGAATAAGTTTAATGTGTTATATTTTGATTTATATACCATTCTGCATTATATTTGTGAGAATAAGTGAGAAAAAATGACCAAAAAAACTAGAAATCTAAAACTAACTGACACGCTAAAACTCAAAATAAGGAATGAGTTTGTGCAAGGTATTACAGATGATAGTGGCGCAAGAGTGGTATTTACCTTAGAAGAACTGCACAAGAAACATAAGGTAGCAAAATCAACACTTTACAGGGTAGCTAACAAAGAAAACTGGAAGCATGAAAAAGAACAATTCCAAGCAGAGTATTTACACAAACTAGATGTAGAGCGTAGCAAAAACCTAACCGAAGAATCAAAGAAGTTTGACAATACTAGTCTCAATTTGGCAAAAGCACTTATGGCTACTGTAGGTCAGAACATAAGAAAGAACACAGATGATATAAATGGTGGCAAGAAAGGTTTCATACCTTCACAAATAAATGCTTTAGCTAATGCTGCACTTTCAGCACAAAGACTGGCAAAATTAGCGTTAGGAGAAACAACACATAATGTGGAATTAAATGCAAACATCACTGAAGAAAGAGCCTTCAGAGATGCTATGGAATTGCTTGACGAAGTTGCAAGAACAAAGCAACAAGCAGACGATAAGTCTTTACACTAGTTGGCTGAAGACTGCTAGAGCAAAACAAGTAGCACCTGAAGGGAATCATTATATATGGCTAATACTAGCAGGTCGTGGTTGGGGTAAAACTAGGACAGGCGCACAAGACATTGTATTGTATGCATTAAGAAATCCAAACAGTCAATGTGCTGTAGTTGCACCAACTCATGGTGACTTGCGTAGAGTATGTTTCGGTGGTCCTAGTGGTTTGTTATCTATCATACCCAAAGAATGTTTCGCCAAGTCTAGAGATTACAAAGGTTATTCATCATCAACATCTGAAATACGATTATTCAATGGTTCTAAAATATCAGGATTTGCAGCACAAGAACCTGATAGATTGCGTGGTCCTCAGTTCCATAGAGCATGGTGTGATGAGTTAGCAGCTTGGAGATATCCAGAAACATTTGACCAGTTAATGTTCGGACTTCGTCTTGGCAATAATCCACAATGCGTAATTACCACAACACCTAAACCGACAAAGCTGATTAAAGAGTTAGTTGAGAGAGATGATGTTCATGTTACTAAAGGAAACACATTTGAGAATGAAGAAAACCTAGCTGAAAGTGCATTGGCGATGCTTAAAGAAAGATATGAAGGCACAACAATGGGTCGCCAAGAACTTTATGCAGAAATAGTAGATAATCTTGAAGGTGCTTTGTGGAGAAGTGATATGATAGACGAAACAAGATTGAGTGCAAATGAAGAAAGAGAATTAACTAACATAATAGTAGCGATAGACCCTGCAGTGACAGCGAATGAAAATAGCGATGAGACTGGTATAATTGTAGTTGGCAAAGATGCAAATAATGAATATTATGTATTAGAAGATATATCAGGGAAGTATTCTGCAGATAAATGGGGTAGAATGGCAGTACGAGCCTATTATGAGTGGGAAGCAGATAGAGTTGTCGCAGAAGTGAACAATGGTGGCGACTTGGTGGAAAGACTATTGAGGAATATAGATACTGATATTCCCTACAGGTCAGTCCATGCTACTAGAGGTAAGCTAGTAAGAGCAGAACCAATAGCAGCATTATATGAGCAGAAGCGAGTTCACCATGTTGGTAGTTTTCCTGAGTTAGAGTCGCAGATGTGCACTTACACAGGAGATATAAAAACTAGTCCTGACAGATTAGATGCGATGGTTTGGGGTTTATCCGAATTAAGCAAATCAAAAGGACAAGTAAATTGGAGAATAAGTTAAATGGCAGAAGGAAAAGACAACCGAACTTTTATGCAGAGACTGCTCAACAGACCAATGGCAGAACAGAAGCGAGAAGGCAGCATGGTAGGTTTCTTTGGTGTTAGTGATGGCAGCAAAGAATATAAATACAAAGACCTTGCGGAAGAAGGATATAAAAAGAACGCTATTGTATATAGATGTGTTAACGAAATAGCAAAAGGCGCAAGTTCAGTAGATTTCAATTTAAAAGTAGCAGACGATGTTATAGAGCAACACCCAGTTATTGATTTGCTCCACAAACCTAACCCATTACAATCATACAGCGAATTTTTCCAAGCCATATTTGGTTATCTATTATTAAGCGGTAATGCTTATATCATTAAAAGCGGTGCAGAGGGTGGCAGACCTAGAGAACTGCATTTGTTAAGACCTGATAGAGTTCAAATAAAAGGAAGCGGAAACCCTATACCGCAGAGATACGACTACATCATCAATGGAAAAGTAGTCAATACATACCCTGTAAATCCAGATACTGGCGAAAGCGACTTGAAACACATCAAGCTATGGAACCCAACAGATGATTATTATGGGTGTTCACCTTTATCAGCAGCAGCAGTAGAAGTTGACCAACACAATTTATCTAGTCGTCACAACATCAACTTGTTAAACAATGGCGCAAGACCTAGTGGTGCTGTTGTATTTAAACCAAAAGACGATGCAGGTTATTCAGTTAATCTAAGCGAATCACAAAGACAACAATTACTAACTGATTTGAATAACAGGTTTAGTGGGACATCTAATGCAGGCAGACCAATGCTTCTTGAAGGAGATTTTGACTGGAAAGAGATGGGATTATCTCCTAAAGATATGGATTTCATTAACTTAAAACACATGAGTGCTACAGATATTGCTATGTGTTTTGGTGTGCCTAGTCAGTTAGTCGGTGTGCCTGATGCACAAACTTATGCGAATGTAGCAGAAGCCAGACTAGCATTGTATGAAGAAACGATAATACCACACATAAGACTTTTAGAGTCTGACCTAAACGAATGGTTGTTGCCTATGTTTGACGAAAGGTATTACATAGAATTTGATACTGAATCTATTCCTGCATTAGCAGAAAGGAAAAGGAAAACATACGAAAACATTACTAGTGCTGTAAGAGAAGGCATTATGACTAGGAATGAAGCTAGAGAGCAAATTGGTCTAAGTCCAATAGATGGGGGAGACGAGATATATATAAACGCTTCTTTGTTCCCATTAGGAAGTGATAGTCCGCCTGAACCAGAGATACCTGACAATGAAGAAGATTTAGAAGATTATGATGAAGTGGAAGATGACAAGTTTTGGGATGGTATTGTTGGTTCAAAAGCTATAGCAGATATTGACTTTAAACCGACAGCAAGTATGGCGGAAGAAGCACAAAGAGGATTAGATTGGCGGAAAGAGTTTGGCAGAGGCGGAACTAATGTAGGCTCAACCAGAGCCAGTCAGTTAGTGAAAAGACAAAACCTATCACCAGACACAGTAAAACGAATGTATAGTTTTTTCTCAAGACATGAAGTAGATAAACAAGCAGAAGGATTTAAACAAGGAGAAAAAGGTTATCCATCTAATGGAAGAATAGCATGGGCATTGTGGGGTGGTGATGCAGGATATAGTTGGTCAAAAAAGAAAAGAGACCAGATAGAAAACGAAAGCAAAGCCGAATCATCTTAAATGCCAAAAACAAATCTCAAAATAGTCCACAGGAATGAACACAAAGGATTGCGGGACTTTAGACAAGGCAGAATAAACACACGAAAAGAATTTGTCCGTCAAAATGTAATAAGGAGAAACTTAGAAAGATTGGCATTCAAACAAATCAGAGCGGTGTTCAGTAAGTTCGTAAACACACAAGCGTATCTAATAAAAGAATTCAACCTATACGATGTTGATACAGCCACAAGAGATTTAGATGCGGAACTTTTGCCTGTTATGTATATGCATTACAAAAAAGTTTATAGAACTATATTCTCTATGAACGAAAACAATTACGACAAAATCAAGAAATCAGAAGAAGCATTAGTATTCGGACGAAACATGGATATTGAAGATTTAATTGATATTTATAATAGAAACAGACTATTGTATTTAACTAACATATCCGTATCTATGGCGAAGCGAATAGAAAGAATTATAACAGAAGGCAGAGAGGAAGGGTTGAGTCTAACGCAATTAGCTGAAAAAATTAGCGATAAAGTATTACCTATAGGGAGAAGTAGAGCAGCACTCATAGCAAGGACAGAAACACATAACGCAGCTTCTTTCGCCAATCATCAATATCATGAAATATTGAAAAAAGATTTAGATATCAATATGATGAAAAAGTGGGTTGCAACTAGCGACTTGAGAACAAGGTCTGCACATATTGATGCAAATGGGCAAATAAGACAAATGGACGAACCATTTGAAGTGGGTGGAACTGCGATGATGCATGCAGGTGACCCAAATGGTGGCGCAAAAAACAATGTGAATTGTAGATGTGTAATTGTTTATGCAGATTCGCAAGATATTGTGCTATGATTAACAATGCATTACTATATGTAAGCAAATGAGGATAGCGTATGACTACTGAATATACAGAAGCCGAGAATATACTCGCTGTCAGAACAAACTTGTTCACTTCGGAAGAAGGTTCTATTGAGAATGATACGAAAGAAGAAATAAGAGAAGATGTATTCACTACGGAAAGTGAAGCAGAGGAAAGAGCGCAAGAAATAGGTTGCGATGGTACTCATTCGCACGACGAAGATGGCAACACTGTATATATGCCATGTGAATCACACGAAGCATATACAGAATTAACAGGTCGTGAAGTAGAAGGTTATAAACCTAAAAAACCCAAACAAAAATCCGAAGAAAACGATTACATAGAATTCCAGTCTGATATCAAAGCGTATAATGAGGAAGGCGATGAAGAAGAATATGGTAAGTTTGAGGGATATGCGTCTGTTTTTGAAAACACAGATTTAGGCAATGATGTCATTAAGACTGGTGCTTTCAAAAAAAGTTTGCGCAAAAGAGGTGTAAAAGGAGTAAAACTTTTATATCAACATAAGTCCGATATGCCTATCGGTGTCTTTGACTCTATAAAAGAAGATGATAATGGTCTTTATGTAAAAGGAACATTGGCACTTAAAACACAGGCAGGTCAGGAAGCATACGAATTATTAAAAATGGGTGCACTAGATGCAATGTCTATTGGATTTAGAGCAAACCCTGAAGAAGTTTCATACGATAAGCGGACAAACAAACGCTTAATCGGAGAAGTAGATTTAATGGAAATCTCTTTAGTGACTTTCCCTATGAATCCTCAAGCGAAGATTCGTAGTGTGAAAGGAACAGAGGTGACTATTAGAGAATGGGAAAATGGAATGCGAGATGCTTTCTCGTTATCTCGTTCAGAAGCGAAAGTGGCTGCAAAAGCAGTTCACGATGCGTTTGACTTTACTACACATAGCGAGACGCTAGATGTTATAGAATCAAGTGCTGAATTGGTAGATGCCTTAAAAAACTTAACATTAACCCTTAAAAATACATCATAAGGAGGCAATTATGTCGGAAGATGTGAAAAAGGTTATGCAAGAGTTTGGTCAGGCTTTTGAGGAATTCAAAAAAGCAAATGACGAGAAACTTGAGAACCTTGAAAAAGGTGTTAACGATGGAATGCTTGATGAGAAACTAGCGAAGATAGAGTCAAAACTTGATTCGTTGGAAGATGTCAAAGCACAAATTGACAGCACCAAATCGCAACAAGAGGGTGTAGCAGAAAAGGTAGAACAGCTTGAAACTGTGATGAAAAGACCAGAATCAGCCTATGATACTAAATCTGTTGACGATACTTGTTCGGCTTTTGAAGTCTATTGTCGTAAAGGTCTGGAAGGACTGACGGACATAGAGAAGAAAGCATTAACTGTATCTAACGATACAACTGGTGGATATTTAGCACCGCCTGAATATGTGAGAGAGTTGCTCAAAACAGTAACAGAAATCTCGCCTATTAGGACTATAGCTAGAATCCGCTCAACAGGTCAGAGAAGCATCCAAGTCCCTAAAAGAACTGGACAATTCTCAGCATCTTGGGTCGCAGAAAGCGGAACAAGAAGTGAAACAACTGGTTGGCAAGTAGGATTAGAAGAAATCCCTGCACATGAGCATTATGCACTTGTGGACATTTCTGAACAAGACCTTGAAGACACAGTTTTTGACCTAGAAGCTGAAATGCAGTCTGAGTTTGCTGAACAAATGGCAAAAGCAGAAGGTGCAGCATTCGTTAGTGGTGACGCTGTAGGAAAACCAGAAGGATTTATGACCAATGGAGATGTTGGTGAAGTCGTTTCAGGTAGTGCTGCTGCTCTTACTGCTGATGGTCTAATCAGTTTGGTGCATGGCATCAAGTCTGAGTACGCAAGAAATGGAGTATTTGTTTTCAACAGAACTTCACTTTCTAGCATCAGAAAGCTGAAAGACACCGCAGGGCAATATGTATTCCAAGCAGGAATGTCGTTGCAAGGCGGAGTGACTAATACTGTTCTCGGTCATGCTTATGTGGAAGCGACTGATATGCCATCTGAGGGTAGCAATACCTATCCAGTAGCATTCGGTGATTTCCGTAGAGCATACATGATTGTTGACAGAGTCAGCATGGCGGTCTTGCGTGACCCATTTACACAAGCTACTTCAGGCAATGTTAGATATGTTGCAAGAAGGCGAGTTGGTGGTCAAGTGGTTCAAGCTGAGGCTATCGTTAAACAAAAATGTTCAACATAAGGTAGGTGAAATATGAAAGATTTATCAAATAATATCAATCCTGCTGTCAGCATTATCAACGCAGTTAAAACTGCAGCAGCTAATGGTACTGGCGTTGACCTACAAGGGTACGAAAGTGCAACTGCTATGGTAGAAGTTGGTGCGGAAGGAGATACTCTCTCTAGTTCAGTATATTTTGAAGTTTCATTAGAGCATTCTGATGATAACTCCACATACACTGACTGCGCACAAGCAGATATCGTAGATGGCACTATCTCTGCTGGTGGTATATTCCTTAAACTTGATGGTACTGCAGGTGGAAACCCTGATACCGCAGGTGAAATATACCGAGTAGGTTATGTTGGCGGTAAGAGGTATTTGAGAGTCGTCCTCGCTAAAACTGGAACTCATTCTAACGGAACACCTTTGGGTGCTATGATTGTTAGAGGAGATGCTAGACATAGTGCAGACAATGCTTTTACAGCACATGATGCTTAAATGCTTTAACTTTGAGATGGGTAGGTGTATTCCTACCCTCTCATTTTAATGGAGGATTTTTATGGCAGGTAAAAGTTATAAAATTGTTGTCCCAAAAGTTGGTTCGGCTAATAAAACAGGCACAGATACAAAACTATATGTTCATAATGAAATTGTAGAAGCAAAAGAGGACTGGCAAAAAGAATTAATGTCAGCATTTGTTGAAAATCAATGGGCGATGGAAGTGAAAGTAGAAAACACTTCTGATGTAGAACAAGCAGAGCCTGTTAGAGCAAGAAATGATAAAGGACAATTAGTAGGCGATAACCCTGACACACCTGATGTAAATGAAGCGTGGGAAGGTGGAGAAGCACCAAAAACCGCTAAGAAAACAACTAAGAAGAAAACCACAAAAAAGACTGCGAAGAAAAGCACAAAGAAAGCATCTTCATAGTAAAAAGTGGTAAGATAAACACAAGCAGATGCTTTGAGATGGTAGATACCACGCAAACTATAGGAATATGTTTTAATGAGTGCAGGTTATCATCATTTTATAATAGAACAAGGAGCAACATTTGGGCAGACGCTAACGCTCAAAGACTCTGACGACGCTTTAGTTAACCTTACTGGCTACAATTCTGCAGAAATGGATTTAAGAGACAATCCAGAAAGCAGCACGACAACACTAACACTCACAGTTGCTAATAGCAGAATCGCTTTAGGCGGTACTGCAGGAACAGTAACTCTAACCCTAACACCATCAGAAACAGCAGCATTATCAGTTGGCGATGGTCACTATGACTTGGAGATAGGCAATTCCAGTGGTAATGTTTATAGAATTATGGAAGGAACTTATAGCGTTAGGGGAAACACAAGTAGATGAGCACTGTAAACTCTATAACAATAACAGATACCAGTAATATATCTGTAGTAACAGCAGGAACTCAAGGTGTAGCAGGTCCGAATACTATTCTAGGTAGAAGTGTTGCCACATCAACAGCAGGAACTTCTGGTTCTTTGCTTGTATATGACCACGCTAATACGCAATGGGAAGATAGTCAATCAACAAGATCACAATCCCTAACAGCTAAACTATACAATCTACAGTTCACATCTGGTGGTGCATCAGTAACACAGATTTATGACGAAGATAATATGGGTAGCAACAGTAATACTGGGTTAGCTACACAACAATCAATTAAATCTTATGTAGATGTTCAAAATGCAGCACAAGCAGTTAATTTTCAAGGCGATACAGGTGGTGCGCAAAGCGTAACAATAAACTCTGAAACATTGACTATCGCAGGCGGTACTGGTCTAGCATCAGTAGGTTCAAGCAACGCAGTCACTATAAGTATTGATAGCACTGTAGTTACGCTCACAGGAACACAAACATTAACGAATAAAACACTTACATCACCAGTTATAAACACAGGTGATATAAATAACCCTGATTTAGATGGCGGAACTATAACTGGTTCAGCTATAGATAACTCAATAATAGGTGCAAATACAGCAGCAGCTATAACAGGGACTACCATAACAGGTACTGCAATAACTGGAACGAGTTTCGTTATAGGTAGTGCCGATATAAATGAAGCAGAATTAGAAATACTTGATGGAGCGACTCTATCAACTACAGAAATAAACTATCTTGATGGCACAACTCTAGGAACAGTAGTTGCCTCTAAAGTCCTTGCGGTAGATAGCGATAAAGACATAACAGGATTTAGAAATATAACCTTAACTGGCGAATTAGATGCAGCTTCATTAGATGTATCAGGCAATGCCGATATAGATGGAACTTTAGAAGCTGATGCGATAACTGTTGATGGAACAGCTTTAGACGAATTTATATCTGATACTGTAGGTGCTATGGTAAGCAGTAATGCCGAAAGCGGTATAACTGTAGCTTATCAAGATTCAGACAACACATTAGATTTTGATGTTGCTGACTTCACTATAACTCTAGCAGGAGATTTAGGTGGTTCAGTAACAATAACTGATTTGGCTTCAGGAACGCTCACAGCAACCATACAAGCTAATTCAGTTGCTTTAGGCACAGATACTACTGGAAACTATGTAGCCGACCTTACAGCAGGAGAGGGCATAGATGTAAGTGGCGGTGGCTCAGAAACAGCTACGATTACCATAAGCGCAGAAGATGCAACAGACAGCAATAAAGGTATTGCAAGTTTTGATGCTACTGACTTCTCTGTATCTAGCGGTGCAGTAACACTACAAACAGAAAGAATACAAGATTTAGTCGGTGCAATGGTATCTTCCAACACCGAAAGCGGTATCGCAGTAACATACGAAGATAGCGATGGAACACTTGACTTCAATGTTAGTGACCCAGTTATAACCTTGAGCGGTGATGTTGCAGGTAGTGCGACAATGACCAATCTTGGTGATGTAACAATAACGACCACAATACAAGCTAACTCAATAGCATTAGGAACAGACACAACAGGAAATTATGTAGCTGATTTGACCGCAGGTGAAGGTATTGATGTTTCTGGTGGCGGTTCAGAGAATGCCACGATAACAGTTAGTGTTGAAGATGCTACTGAAACTAACAAAGGTATAGCTACTTTTGATGGAACAGATTTTACAGTTTCTAGTGGCGATGTAACACTTAATGCAGAAAGAGTTCAAGACATTGTTGGTGCGATGGTCAGTTCTAATACTGAATCAGGCATAGCAGTCACTTATGAAGATGGTGATGGCACTTTAGACTTCAATGTAGCTGACCCGACACTAACATTTACAGGAGATGTTACTGGCTCAGGCACTATGACTAATTTAGGCAATACATCTATTGCACTAACAGTCGCAGCGGATTCGGTAGCTTTAGGTACTGATACCACAGGAAATTATGTCGCAACTATAGCTGATGCAGGTAATTCACATATAACTGTAGCTAACTCAGGCTCTGAAAATGCAGCTATCACTTTAAACATTACAGACGATGCTATAGGCACAGATCAAATTGCAAACAATGCTGTCGCACTAGGAACACAATCAACTGGTAATTATATTGCCACGATAGCAGGTACCTCAAACGAGATAACTGTTTCAGGCTCAGGTTCAGAAACTGCAGCAGTGACTATCTCGCTACCTGATGATGTAACAATTGGAAATGATTTAACAGTAACAGGTGATTTAACTGTAAATGGAGATACAGTAACACTAAACACTTCAACGCTTACAGTAGAAGATTTAACCATCAGAGTAGGCAAAGGTGCTACCACATTAGCTAATACAGATGGCGCAGGACTAGAGTTTGGTGCTTCTAGCGGAAAACCGACTATAACATGGGACAATGGAAACTCTAGATTATCTTCTAATAAAACATTTTATGCAGCTTCTTTAGTAGGTGCTTTAACTGGTAATTCTACTACTGCTACTGCTTTAGAAACAGCGAGAACTATACATGGTGTTAGCTTTGATGGTTCGGCTAATATAGACCTGTCTGAAGTTATATCAGATACAGTCGGTGCAATGTTCAGTTCCAACACAGAAACTGGAATTACTGCAACTTACCAAGACAGCGACAATACCATTGATTTAGTAATCGGCACACTCAATCAGGACACAACAGGAAACTCAGCGACAGCTACAGCACTTGAAACTGCCAGAACAATTCATGGTGTCAGTTTTGATGGTACTGCCAATATAGATTTATCTGAGGTTGTGCAAGATACAGTAGGTGCTATGTTCGGTAGTAATACTGAAACTGGTATCACAGCAACATATGAAGATGGCGATGGAACCATAGATTTGGTTATAGGCTCTGGCGATATAACTAACGCTATGTTGGCAGGTTCTATAGCTAATGCCAAATTAGCAAATTCAGCAATAACTGTTTCTGATGGTAGTAACACCACAGCGATTGCGTTAGGCGGAACAATAACCTACACAGCAGGTGAAGGTGTAGATATAACAGAAAGTTCAGGAACTCTAACGATAGCAGGAGAAGATGCCACATCGTCAAACAAAGGGATTGCTTCATTTGGAAGCGATTTCAGTGTAAGTAGTGGTGCTGTAGCACTTTCTAATTCAGGAGCGTCTGCAGGCTCTTATGGGACTGCTACAGCTATCCCTGCAGTGACTGTAGATGCAAAAGGTAGAATTACATCAATTTCTACCAACAATATATCAACATCATTTACTTTATCAGCAGATAGCGGTTCTAACGACACATTCGCAACAGGCGGAACATTAACATTTACAGGTGGCGAAGGTATTGATACTACTGTATCTGACGACACAATAACTATCGCAGCAGAACTTGCAACAGAAACTAATGCAGGTGTAGCCACATTTGATGGTACTGATTTCTCAGTATCAAGCGGTGATGTCACTATCAATGTAGAAAGGATTGCCGACATCATAGGCGGTATGGTTGGCTCTAATACCGAAACAGGCATTACAGTCACATATCAAGACTCTGATAACACGCTTGATTTCGTTATTGGAACATTGAACCAAGATACGACAGGAAATGCAGCTACAGCAACAGCATTAGCAACAGCGAGAACCATTGGTGGCACTAGCTTTGATGGAACTAGCAATATAGCGGTAGCATTATCAACAGAAGCGACAAACATTACAGCTTCTGCTAATAATTCTACTGATGAAACTGTTTATTTGACCTTTGTTGATGGTGCGACAGGAACGCAAGGAATAGAAACAGATACAGGACTTACTTACAACCCATCAAGCGGTGATTTAACGATAGGCGGTGAATTAGTTGCAGCGACTTTAGATATTTCTGGAAATGTTGATATAGATGGCACACTAGAAACAGATGCTTTAACTATCAATGGTACTACTTTATCTGAAACCATAGCCGACACAGTCGGTGCGATGGTAGGTTCAAATACGGAAACAGGGATTACTGTATCTTATGATGATAGTGATAATACCTTAGACTTCGTAATCGCTACGCTAAACCAAGACACCTCAGGAACTGCAGCTTTAGCCACTTCAATAACTGTTAGTGCTAATAACAGCACAGACGAAACAGTTTATCCAGTATTCGTAGATGGTGCTACTGGGACGCAAGGCGCAGAAACTGATACTGGTTTAACCTATAACCCATCTACTGGACTGCTAACATCAACAGGTTTCTCAGGAAACTTAACAGGAACATTACAAACAGCAGCACAAACAAATGTTACTAGTCTTGGAACATTAACATCATTGGCAATAACTAATGATTTAACAGTCAATACCAATGTTCTTAAGGTAGATACAACAAACAATAGAGTAGGTGTAAAAACTGCATCGCCAAGTTATACATTAGATGTCGGAACTGCCACAGATGGTATTTTGATAGCAAAAGGAACTACTGCACAAAGACCTACTGGAGCAGCAGGTGTATTCAGATATAACACTACACTAGGTCGTTTTGAAGGATATACAGATGCTTGGGGCGAGATTGGTGGTGGCGGTACTAACACATTCTCTGTTGATAACTACACAACAGCTAATAACTCAACAACAGCGTTCACATTAAGTCAAACACCAAATAGTGAAGATAACTTATTCGTATTTGTCGGTGGGGTATTCCAGAATCCTAATGATTATACGCTCAATGGGACTACCCTAACACTTGATGAAGCACCACCAAGTGGCACAAGGATTATCGTTTATTCTGTCAGAGCAGCAGTATCAGGTAGCAACTTAAACAATGACCAGTTCACTTGTAATGGCTCAACAACTGCGTTTACTTTAACCATAGCACCAGTAGATGAAAAGAATACACAGGTATTCTTAGATGGTGTCTATCAACAAAAAACAGATTATGCAGTAAGCGGTACTACTTTAACTATGGACACAGCACCTGCAAATGGTGCAATTTTAGAAGTAAATACATTTACACAAACAGATATAAATGTGCCAGTTGACGACACTATCACAACCGCCAAGCTAGTTGACCTTAATGTCACGACAGGGAAGATTGCAGCAGATGCCATAACAGGTGCGAAACTTGCAGACAACGCAGTAGATAGTGAACACTATACAGATGGCTCAATAGATGCTGCTCACCTTAATGCGAATGTAATCTCAGGCTTAACTGAAGTAACACCAGTATCTGGCGACAAGATGATGATTCTTGATGCTACAGATAGCGCACTCAAAAAAGCAGATGTTGACGATATCATGGCTACAGCGGTCAGTATTACTTCTGCAGCAGATGCAGTAGCTTTGACCTTTGATAGTAGTGAAAACGCAACATTCGCAGGAAACATAGTCAAAGGCAACCTAACTATATCTGGCACAGAGATAGATTTATCTTCTGGAGACCTAACAGTAGATGTAGCAGGAGACATTACTCTTGATGCAGATGGTGGTGATATCTGGTTTAAAGATGGTGGAACAGCTATTGGTCAGTTTAGACATGCCTCATCTAGTTTTATTATTAAATCTAATGTAACAGACAATGATTTAATCTTGAGAGGAGATGATAATGGTTCTGCTGTTGATGCTCTTACTCTTGATATGTCAGA